CCCTGTTCCGCACCAACGAAGCGGACGAGGAAGCGGGCGAAGAGCTGTACATGCTCTACAACGCTGCGGCCGCTGCACAGATCCTGGCTGACACCACCCTGACCAGCACCGACTACCTCGCCGGCCAGTTCCTGCGTGAAGGCAGCGTGCGCGGCAAGTGGATGGGCTTCAACTGGATTCCTACCGAGCGCTGCCCGAAGGTATCGACCACTCGCTTCCTGTACGCCTACGCCAAGTCCGGCGTAACCCTGGGCAAGGGCGCGGACATCATGACCAAGGTTGGCGAAGATCCAGGCAAGGGCTTCAACGTCCGCATCTACGCCAAGATGTCTATCGGCTCCGTCCGGGTCGAAGAAGAGAAAGTCGTGGAGATCGCCTGCCTTGAGCCATAAGCCAGGCGCTTCACAACCCAACTCATTGATTCAGGAGCTTTAAACATGGCAACCGTTCTCGCAAGTCTCGCGGCAGCCCGAGTGGCTTACCCGCAAACCCTGGTTAAACCGAACCTGCAAGGTGCGGACATCCAGACCTTCATCAGTACTTACACCGTGCCAGTTGGTGGTGTGGCCATCGGCGACGTGATTTCGTGGGGCTATCTGCCCTTCGGCGCTCGCCTGATGCCAGGCACCGCCATCTTCTGCGCCGCCGGCACCGCGTCGTCCACCATCAACCTGGGCGATGCCGTGACTCCGGCTCGGTACATGGCTGCATCGTCTGCCGCGTCCGCTGCCAAGCTGCCGGCCGAAGCCCAGTTCACCAACGGCGCGCTGTTTGAAGTGAGCGTGACCAAGCCAGGTGACGCAACCGACACCAGTGAACTGCGCTCTGTCGTGGCAGGCGCCGCACTGCTGGCCGGCCAGGTGCTGACCTTGGTGGCCTTCTACGCCGGCCAGAACTGATTTCACGGGCCGCCATGGACGGCAACAATTTACCGGGGCCGTGTGCCCCGGTCTTTTTATCTGGAGGTTGGGATGACAATGGCCACAGGTGTATCGATCTGCTCCAACGCGCTACTGATGCTTGGGGCTCAGACCATCAACGACTTTGCCGATCAGGAGAACCTTGACCGGGCGAAGCTGTGCGCGAACCTGTACCCGACCGTCCGTGATGACATGTTGCGCGCCCATCCGTGGAACTGCTGCGTCAAACGCGCTGTGCTGGCGCCTGATGCTGTTGCCCCTGCTTTCGGTTACTCCCAGTCCTTTGAGCTTCCGGCTGACTTCTCGCGGGTGCTGGAGGTTGGCGCCAATGGTTGCCAGATCGATTACTTGGTCGAGGGCCGCACGATCCAGGCGAACACCACGGTGCTTGAGTTGCGCTACGTGTTCCGCAACGAGGTGGAAAACACCTGGGATGCTCACTTGGTGAAGCTGGTCACCCTGGCCATGGCCGCCGCGATGGCTTACCCGGTGACGCAATCGGCCTCGATGCAGCAAACCATGGAGCAGAAGCTGGAGACATCCCTGCGCCGCGCCCGCGCCGTCGATGGCCAGGAAGATCCGCCGCAGACCCTGGGCGATGAACGACTGTACGCCGCGCGCTTCGGGAGTTACTGGTAATGCCTCGCCTGACGCTGAACCAAACGAACTTTACCGCCGGGGAGGTTTCCCCCCGAATGCTGGGGCGAGTCGACATTGCCCGGTATCAGAACGGCGCCGAGATCATCCAGAACGCCTGGCCCGTCATCCACGGCGGCTGTGTGCGCCGCGATGGCACTCTGATGTGTTCCCCTGCCAAGTACCCGGATAAAAACTGCCGCCTCGTTCCGTACGTGTTCAACGCGGCCCAGGCGTACATGGTTGAAATGGGTGACCTGTACGTGCGCATCCACTTCGCCGACGGCACCTACAGCGGGATCGAGCTGCCCAGTCCGTACGCCCACACGATCCTCGACCGCCTGGATTATGTGCAGGGCGCCGACACCATGTTCATCTTCTGCAACACGGTGCCCGTCTACCGCCTTCGCCGTATCACCAATACCGAGTGGAGCCTGGCCCCGGCCCCGTTCGTAACCAAGCCGTTCGACGAGAAGGGCATCGACTTCCTGACCGCGATCACCATCGACAACCCGGCGGTGGGCACCGGTCGTACCGTGACGGCGTCCGAAGCTGCATTCCTTGCCGCTGACGTTGGGCGCGAAATCTGGTCCGGCGGTGGCGTGGCCAAGATCACCGCGGTGACCAGCGCAACCGTGGCAACCGTCGAGGTGACCAACGCATTCAGTGCGACAACCCGGCCTACTTGGTCGTTGAAGGGGTCGCCGCAGACCACCAACACGCTGAGCGCCGCTACTCCCGTGGGGGCATCCGTCAGCATGACGCTGGGCGCCGCTGGCTGGCGCGCCACCGACGTGGGCAAGTTCGTCAAGATCAACGGCGGGCTGCTTGAGGTTGTGACCTATACGAGCCCTACAGCGGCTTCTGGGATTATCCGGTCTGCCCCGACATCCGCAGTTGCATCACCGGCCAACGCCTGGTCGCTTGAGGCGTCTGTCTGGAACGACATCGACGGCTATCCAGGCACCGGCACCCTGTACGAACAGCGTCTTGCTCTGGGCGGCTCGCCGAACTTCCCACAAACCATCTGGGAGTCCCGCACTGGTGAGTACCTGAACTTCGAACTGGGCACCAAGGACGATGACGCCATCTCGTACAACCTGTCGTCTGACCAGATCAATCCGATTCTGCACATCGGCCAGATCAATGCCCTGATCCCGCTGACCTACGGCGGCGAGTTCACCGTGAGCGGCGGTGTGGAAAAGGCAATCACGCCGACCAACATCCGCGCCAAAAACCCGTCGGTCTATGGTTGCAACAAGGTGCGCCCGGTGCGCATCGGCAACGAGCTGTATTTCATCCAGCGCGCCGGCCGCAAGCTGCGTGCCATGGCCTACAAGTACGACTCCGACACCTTCGGCTCGCCCGATATGTCCGTGCTGGCTGAGCATGCAACCAAGTCCGGCATCGTCGACATGGCCTACCAGCAGGAGCCCGAGTCGATCCTGTATATGGTCCGGGCCGATGGCGTCATGGCGACCATGACCGTGGACCGAGACCAGGACGTTATCGGCTGGGCCCGCCAAATCACCGATGGCGCATACGAGTCGGCTGCTGCGATTCCTACCGCGTCCGGCGACCAGGTGTGGGTGCTGGTGCGCCGCACCATCAACGGTCAGAACGTGCGCTACATCGAGCGGTTTACAGCCGGCGTACGCGTGGACTCCGGTGTGAATGCCACCGACGCCACCGGTAAGACCGTGTGGGGAGGGCTGTCGCACCTGGAAGGGAAGATGGTCGACATCGTCGCCGACGGCGTTGTGATGCAGCAGCAGCAGGTAGTGGGTGGACAGGTAACAATCCCGCGCAACGCCAAAGAGACATCGATCGGCCTGAACTTCAAAACACTGATCAAGACCCTGACCCCCGAGGCAGCCGGTAACACTGGCAGCTCACAGGGCAACAGCATGCGTATTGGCGAGGTTTCGTTGCGATTCCTCGATACCACCGGCTGCAAGGTGAAAGGCAAGGGTGTCGCGCAAACCATCAGCTTCCGCAACCTGGGCGAAGGCGTGCTGGACCAGCCGCCGGATAACTTCGTGGGCGTCAAGCGCCTGGAGAACCTGGGGTGGGAGCGCGGCGAGGCAACGCTGGAAATCATGCAGGACCAGCCTTTGCCGTTTCACCTGCTCAACGTCATTAAAAAAATCACAATCAACGACTGAGGTTCCCATGATCAGGCCCGCCAAGCACTCCGATGTTCCCCGGCTGATCGAGCTGGGAACCCTGCTGCACGCTACCAGCAGCTACTCGACCATGAACTTCTGCCCTGACAAGTCGGCCGCATTCCTGCATGAGCTGATCAACGGGCAGGGCGTTGTGTTCGTTGCCGAGGTGCGCGGCGAGGTGGTTGGCGGCATGGCTGGCGCCGTGACTGAACAATGGTTCAGCAACGACTTGATCGCCTACGACTATTCCATCTTCGTCGAACCGTCAAAGCGCAATGGCGTGATCGCTGTGCGCCTGATCCAGACGTTCAAAGAGTGGGCAAGGATCAAGGGGGCGAAGCAGATTTACATGGGCATCGGCACCGGGGTCAGCGTTGAGGGAACCACCCGGCTTTATGAATCCCAAGGGCTGCGCAACATCGGCCCGCTTTTGATGATGGAGATCTGACATGGCAGTAGGAGCAGTGGGGATGGCCGCTTATGCGGCAATGGCAGCGGCCACCGTGTACTCGGTGTATTCCACCCAGCAATCGGGCAAGCAAGCTCAGCTCAATGCTAACGCCCAATCCGATCAGGCCCAGGCCGATGCCGATACAGCCGCCAGTGCTGCCGTGGTGCAGGCCGATCGTATCCGCCGCCTGGCGCGTAACCAGGCCAGCGAAGCCAATGCCGCCCTGGCAGCCTCCGGTGTTGAGACCGGCGCCGGCACCGCGATCAACATCAACGAGCAGATCATCGGTAACGCCGAGGAAGACGCGGCGCTGACAATCTTCAACGGCAAGAACCAGCGTGCCCGTGGATACGTCGACGCCAGCAACTACACGCTGGCAGGCCAACAGGCGCGCGGCAATGCCAATGCCCAGTCCATCGGGACTGTTCTATCTGCTGGCGCTCAAGCCGGTATGGCGTGGAAGGCATCCGCCGCCGGTAAGAACGCAACCGTTCCAAGTGTTGGGGGGAATGCCTGATGGCACAGATTCCGCTGGGCAATTTCGCGCAGGCACGCGCCGTACCAGATGCACCGCAGAACCGCGTTGTCACCATGGACAACCGTGGACAGGCCCAGGCCGCGCAACAGGTCGCCAGCACCGTGCAGAGCGCGGCGTTGGGCGTGCTGGACAACATCAACAAGGAAGACCAGGCCCTTGCCAGGGTGAAGGCCAGTAACGCGCTTATCGACCGCGAGTCGCAGATCAAGACCATCGCCACGGACCTTGACGAGAAAATGCGCACCGGTCAGTTGCCCTACGAAAAGTCCGAAGAGGCATACAACGCCGCTGTGTCCAAGCTTGACCCGGTGATAACGCCAGGTCTGGACGAGGCGCAACAGGGCGAGATCGGCAACTCGATCAAGCGCATCCAGCTGGGCGGCCTGGACAGCATCCGTTCCTCGGCAGCCAAGGGGCGTATCCAGTCGGCACAGAGCGACCTGGTGTCGCGCATGGATATGCTGGGCAAAGATGCCGCCATGCCCGGTGCAAACGTTGACCAGATCAATGCCCGCATGGATGCCGAAGACATTGACGTTGCCGGCCACCTGGCGTTCGGCGAAGCCTGGACCAGCAAGAAGCAGGAATTCAAGGACAACAACTGGACCACACACGCCACCCAGCGCGTGATCGAGGCGCGGGAAAGTGTGGGCAGCCTGCAAAAGCTTGAGCATGACCTGACCGCCGAGGACGGTTTCTACGCCCGCAAGCTGGACCCCGAGAAGCGCAATCAACTGCTGAACACCGTGAGCGGTCGCATCTTCCAAGTGAAGGAACACCAGCAGCGCCAGGCCGAAATGCGCGAAATGAAGGCCGAGCGCGCGCTAACCCAGATGGATCGCCAGGCCGCCACCGGGGTTCCGCCAACACCTGCAGATCAGCAGCGGTGGAAATCGTTGGTCTCCGGCACGTCCGTTGCCGGCGAGTTCAACACCCGCATGCAGGAAATGACCCAGGTGCAGACCCTGCTGAGACAGCCGCCAGCGGTGGCCCAGCAGTTCATCGACCAGCAGCGCCAACAGATGCAGGCGAACGGCGGCAGCGTGGCCCAGCAAGCCAACCTGAACCGGTTGCAGTCGGCGGTGGACAACAACATCAAGATGATGCGCGAAACCCCGCTGGTGTTTAACGCCATGCGCACTGGCTCCGATGTTGCACCACTGGACGTGGCGGGCATTGCCACGCCCGAGGGCCAACAGAAGCTTGGCGAGCAGATTGCCGACCGGTTCGACGTGGTCAACGCGGTGCGCAAGGCATATGGCCCTGAGGTCAACCGCAACCCATGGAAGCCAGAAGAACAGGTCATGCTGTCCTCGCTGATCAAGCAGGCCGACGATGGCACCAAGCTGCAACTGTTAGGCGCCATCGCAAAATCTTCACCGTCTGGGGCTGACTATGCCGCCGCGATAAAACCAATCGCGGGCGATGACCCGATTGTAACCTTGGCAGGCATGGCTCAGTTCCGCAAACTCAAGGGCGCAGACGGCACCGACGTACCGCGCACGCTGCTGGCCGGTGCAAAGGTGCTGGCCGACAAATCGGTGCCGCTGCCCAAGGACAAGTTCTTCCGCGAGGCATTCGACGAACACGCCGGGGCATCGCTGGTTCCTGGCACCCCGCAGCGCGAGCAAGCCTACCTTGCATTCAAATCCCTGTACGCCGGCACCGCCGCGTCGAAGGGGTTGAAGTACGACGAGGGTGACGATCTGGACAAGAAGACCGCCCAGGCCGCGTTCGATATGGCAACCGGTGGTGTTGCTGAGCGGGCCGGCGCCCGGGTGATAAAACCGTATGGGATGGATGACGACACGTTTAACAAGTCCGTGGATATGCAGCTGGAAGGCATGGCCAAGAACAGCAAAATCCCAGTGAGCCAGCTGGAAGACATGCCAATGATGCCGGTGCCAGGCAAGGAGGGCATGTACTACCTGCTGAACGCCGGCCGGGTGCAGCTTGACCCGGACACCCAACAACCCATCACGGTGATCGTCAAATGAGCTGGCTAGACGGGATGATCGAGGACAACGAAGCGCTGAGCCAAGACCAGCGCCTCGACCGCACCACGGATAAGCTGGCGCCTGGCGTGTTCACGGGCGCACTCAGCACCATCGGGCCTAACCTGCTACGCGGCGCCATTGAGGGCGGTCGTACGATCCAGTCCACGGCGTTGCAACTGGGCAGCCTGGCCGTTGAATCCGACCTGTCCATCAGCTCATCGTACGCGCCGGATGATGGCCAACTGGCTGATCAGCAGCAGTTTCGGGAAACCCAGGCCCGCGACATCGGCGAGAAAACCGCCAAGTCGGTCATGAGCCTGCGCCCCGACCCAAGTGAGGTCGGCCTTGTCGGCCAGATCCTGGGCGAGGCATCCGCCGTATTGCCGCGTACCATTGCCGGCGCCGTGGTTGCCGGTCCTGCCGGTGCGGCCCTGGCTGCTGGTGGACCAGCAGGTTTCTCCAGCAAGCAAGTGGGCATGGCCGAGGGCC